GAGACCAAAGTGGTCTTTGTTTTCAGAATTTAAAAATGCGTTGCTTAAACCAAAATTAGCCCATTTAAAATCAATTTTAGAACATTTGTTATTCACACAAAGAAGAACATTTTGAGGCTTAATATCACCGTGAAATTCTCCCTTCGAATGAATATAAGCCAACGCTTTAGCAAGTCCAAGCAAGTTAGTAACAGGAGAACGAAGATAATAAGAGTCAATATGATATTTTCTCTTGTCATCGTCAGGTAAAAAAAGCTGATCAACAGAACCTTCAGACCATTCAAACATACATGTCCTAAAACCACTGAGTGTTTCGGTGTACAAAAGTTTTTCTATATTTAAATTGTTTTCTTGTAACAAATTTACAATATAATTATATCTTTCTCCACTTTCGCCGGCCGAAGGGGCTAAGTTTATTTTTTTAACAATTACAGGTGCATCTCCAAAAGATCCACAATATATCTGAAAAGAACCAGCCACTGAAGGCGCCGCTTGTATATTTGATGTTTTTCTCTCTTCTTGCTCATTTTTTCCAAGAAGATTCACACAAGTAGAAATGTTCATATTGTTTAATAATTATATTGGTTTAATGTTTCAATAATTCAACTTTTTGTTATGAATAACACCAGGTGCTTCGCAGTTATCAACATGGTCGAAGGCCATGTCGGCGGCCGCGAAGCGGCTACCGCCTTCGGCGGCGCCAACAGGCGCGAAGCGCCTGTTGGTACAAAACAAACTTATATTTTTTCCATACCAAAAGGTATGGAAAAGCAATTAAAACACATTGTTCAGTTCAATATCCAGAAAGCATATTCAATATAGTTCATTTATAAATAAACATAAAGCTGTTATATTATCACTACTATGATGTGTATCTAAAGCTTTGCTACAAAGATCTGCTGTTAGGGTATGGCTTTTATTGTTAAACCTGTTACTTTCATCATAACAGTTTTCCACTAAATCTATATAATCTTTAAATTCTACATGGCTGTATTGGTCTGTTTCTAAATTATGTTTTGAAGTTAAACCATCTGAACCAACAATGACAATACTATTGGTTATAAGTTTAATTGCCGTAATTTCAGGTTCTACACTAAAAATTTCTCTTTCATCTTTTGATTCAAAATCTCCCAATACACGAGTTGGTTGCAAACGACCCATACAATACCCCCTCCGAAAATTCCCTCCTAAATCTGTGACACGTTTAACCTCTTTTTCATTTTCTATAGAATGGGCTTCTGTTTCAAATTGTATTTTATCAATTGGATTATAAACCCAAACGAAACAATCGCCGAGATTAAAAATTATAAGATTTGTGTCAAAAAAAATAAAAAATGCTAAAACAGCTCCGCTTTCTCCCACATTTTCTTTTTTTAATGATTCGTCAGCTCCCATTACAACTTGTTTTCCAATGTTTTTGATTTGGTCAATCTTCCGATCGTTATTATTCTGATATCCCAAACCTTTGATACCGGCTTCTATTTGAGAAGGTATGTAATTGGCTAGAAAATGAGACGTTTTTGCCCCGAAATGTCCATCTATCACACCTCCGATATAAAAATTTGTACTATTATGATAAAATTTATTATAAAATGTTCTATCTTCTTGATCAGGTCTAAGCCCTTGTAAAGAACAGCTGGTAAAAACGTTGTAATTCATATTGTCTAATATTTCAAAGTAATCTTTGTTTGTAAAAAATCAAATTTTGTTTAGATTATTTCATGGAAAAAGATAATTTTCTGTAATTCCCAAAAATAAGGAGATGATAAACAACCGCGTTTACCAACGGGTGCGAAGCACCCGGCCGCGAAGCGGCTACCCGTCAACGGGCCCATAAATTTCAATAAGAAATTTGTTTAATTTCTTTGATATCTTGCCTACATAAAGGACATTTGTTATTATTAATTTGAATTTGTGAGAGACATGAATTGCAACAAATCTTATGAGAACAAGGCAAAATTTCTACTCGAATCACTCTTGAAACACATATATAACAAATATTGTCAGAATCTTCTATAGCCGCTTCGCGCCTGTTGGTATTATTCCCTTTCGCATCCGGCCTGTCGTCCCCCCCTTCGGGAAGGCGCTCATCGTTCTTATTAATAGACATATCTCGTATAGTATGAACGCATGGATATTTTTTATCATGTAAATATACAAGAACGCTCAACCGTTTGTTTTCAATAGCAATTCTACAAGCATCTGTCCCTCTAGGGCAATTATTTTCATAAAGATATTCAACACTTTTTATATGACCATATGCTACAGCTCGGTAAAATGTTAATTCGTTCCAAGAACACCCATGTTCATGAGCATATTTGAGAATTTCCAAAAATCCTTTTTCGGCTGCTGCAATACATGTCGATGCATTCCAAGAACACCCCTGTTCATGAGCGTATTTGAGAATTTCCAAAGACCCTCTTTCAACAGCTGCAACACATATTGATTCATCCCATGGGCATCCTTTTTCATGAAGATATTTTAGAATTTCAAAATGACCATTTACAACCGCACGATAACAAGCCCATTCATTCCAAGGACATCCTTTTTCATGAAGAAATTCAAGAATTTTAAAATATCCTCTTTCTGCTGCGGCTGTACAAGCCCATTCATTCCAGGGACACCCATTATCATGTAAAAATTTAAGAATATCTAAACGCCCGCTTATTACTGCAATTGTACATGTCGACTCGCTCCATAAACATCCTTGTTCATAGGCATATTTGAGGATGTCGAGATGTCCATTTGCAGCCGCAGCTTCACATACATCTGCATTCCAGGGACACCCATTGTCGTGCAAAAATTTAAGAATATCTAAATGACCGTGCACGGCAGCGGCTGTGCAGGAGTGTTCGTCCCAAGGGCATCCTTGTTCATGCGCATATTTAAGCACATCGAGATATCCGTTTGCAGCCGCAGCAGCACATGTTCTTCCATCCCAACGATGATTATTCCTATTAAGATATCCAAGTACTTCAACTCCTCTTTCAATGGAATAAAACGTGTTCATTATATAACAACTATTTATTAATATAACATTTCGCGACTTAAATTTTTTCAAAACTTTTTGAAAAAATTCAAAAATATTAAACGCAAAGCGCGTTGTCGTCAAAAAACGAAACGCCCTCATTATCACAAGGAAATATAACAGTTGTTTTACAAGTTTAAAACAATAGACGTCATTTAAAAATGGCAAATTATCTTGAATTAGACTCTACATATCGAAATAGGCTTTTATGGCCTAAACAAGGTGAATTTGAAGTTTTATTAGCAAATTCTAACAACTCAATGACTACTTCTACAACAGGAACTCTTTTATCAGGACAAACAGTTCAAGAACCTATAAGTATAAGTGAACCTGTTATTGCGTGGACGGGGTTGTATTTTAATGAACTGTCTCTTGGAACAGATTTTATTAGAGGAGATTTTGTTCTAAACGGCCTGGGTTATGGAAATACAAACAGTGTTGTAACAATTGAAGTTGTACCCCCGTATAAATTTCAACAAAAATATAACTATTACATAAATGCTGTTTTAAGAAATTTAACCCAACTAGATCAAATAGCGCGAATTATAGAATATAAATATCTAGGAAATGATGTAGCACAAGTTGTGTTAAGTTCTGATAATTTTAAGTTTGATCTAGGGGATTCGTTTTTCATAGGAGATACTACGGATCTTTCAGACCCCGATAACGGATTTTTATTTGTACCCACGGGATCAACCAATCGGCAGGATTATTTAAATTTAATTATTTATAATGATAGCCTTCAAGAAAGTCGTCCGGTTGCCGACTATGATGGACCTAATGGGAGATTATTAATAGGAGGAGATCCAGTTTTTTTGTGGCAAGGGTTTCATAATTATTCTCTTAGACAACAACCTCCTAACTTTACTTTTACTACAGGGGCGGGATCGACTGTTAACCAAGTTGTTATTACTGGGACGGGAATTTCAAACGACATGTATACTAATTGGTTTATTAGAATCACGTCGTCTATATATGGCAATTCCATTCCTGCCCCTGAAACAGAAACAAGACATATAACTGCTTACAATCCTACAACCAATATTGCAACGGTATTTCCTCCTTTCACCGCAGATCCAACTGGGCTTATTGCAGAACTGAGTCAATATGGTTATGAAAATGCGAATGGATTAACATGGGGGTTTCGCGTCGTCCAACAGGTTCCTATCTATCATATTAAACTTAAAAGGTTAATATTACCCAATAAAGTTTTACGCATCGGAAATGGTGGAAAACCAGCGTATCAATCTCATTTTTATGTAGAGATTGGTAATGTCGATCCTACAAGCTCCAGCACTTTTTTAATTTTTTCAAACTCTCCTTATTCTACAAGAGCAATGTTTAGATGTTCCGTAAAGCAAATACCAGAACCAGACACGCAAGAATATGTTGTTTTAAAAGGCGACGGAATGACCCAAACAGCAAGATTTAGGCTTGATGCAAACATGTATATTAAAGTTACATTAGCAAAAACGGGAGAAATTTTTGAAACAGTATTGCCCGATTCGACACCTCCTGCACCTCCTAAAAGCGATTTGCAAATCAACGCACTCTTTGAATTTATTCCTGCTTAACTATTTGGTCTTCGATAAAGAATTTTTAAAATATGTAGAGGATATAAAAATGGAACAATTATCATTACCGGAGTTGCAAAATTTAGCTCGGCAAAAAGGTTTAGCCGGGTGGTCTCGATTAAATAAAAAACAGCTACAAACCTATCTAAGGCAACAAAGTAGCTCGCGTAAATCACCTCCAAGATCTCCCTCTGCGTACCGTGTTTCCCGCGCGAGTCCTCGAAAACCTATGCGAAAAAGAAGGCGCGCTAGCCCTTATTTAATTAAAAACACATGTTCTCCTAAACGAGCTGTTGTTCCTTACAGCTCTTGTTTGGTCAGAGAAAAACGACGATGGATTCAAGAGAACCCAGGACAAATGGATCGCCCCGGTTGGTGGGAGACGGGTGTAGAGCCGCATAAAACAGAACATGAAATTTTAGCAGATTTGCTTTCGGAACGATATATAAAAACTTTAAAAAGTTTATATGCAGAGGAATCGAGAGCTCGGCAGTCTCATCAACACACGCCTGCTTGTAAAGATGTCGATTATTTCAGCTGCTGGAGCAATCATTGTCGCCTGGAAGATATTTCAGATTTAATAAAATTTGCATCTCATTTGGGGTGCTGTCAGTCGGATTATGGAAACCCTAATAGATTAGACGAGGAGGTTCGAGAAGTAATTCCATATTATATTAGGTGTTTCCTTGAAATAAGAGGTAAACGATCAGATTACGGTCTAATTAAAGAATATGGAAAGGCATATGAACGTATTTTAGATAGGTGGTCGGCCGACGAAAGACAGAACCCCGAGACCACAATTCTGTTAGAAAATAAACCTATTTATCAAGATCATCTACAGTTTGCTAAATTATTACAAGGAGGGGCGGTTAAGGAAGCCCGCGAAAAGATGATGAGTTCTAACCATTTCTAAGACAAAAAGACGACGCGCCTGTTTTTTATTTAACATAATCATATATGATTATGTTAAAGTCTTTTCCTACCACCAGGCGCTTCGCGCCTGGTGGCGGGGCCGAAGCGACTACCGCCTGCGACGGCACCACCTGCGGTGTTACGGCCCTTCGTGTTGTTCTGCCGCATATTGTTTTCTTTGTTTTTTTTGAGTTCCGCAATTAAAATTTTCTTCTATAAGACCTCTTTCTTCTAACCAGGTTTTAATATGATTGCATATAATAGATCGCGGTGTTAGAGACCAATAAAATACTCTACGTAAAGTATTTAAATCTATATAATCTGCTTCAATAACTGCGCGTTTTTCTTTTGTAGATTGAACAATTTTAGTAAGTTCTTGCAATGATAAATCTTCATAAAAATTTAGATTTTCTGGGATATCCAGTTTTATACGACGAGCTATTATATCTACAAGCTCTTTTAACCCCCAATCTCCACATCTTCGTCCTATCACGAGTTTCCGAAGATCTTCTGGCTGGTCTTCTCCCCCTACTTCCTTTAAACAAAATTCATTAAGATGTGGATTATATACTCCTAAAACTCCTATAGGAGTATTTTTTAATTCTGCCCGTTTTTGTTTAATATAATTTTCTATATTTTCATCAGAGTCCACATCCTCCCATGACCATAAATATAAGTTAGACGAGATGGCCCTTTGACCCTCGTTCATAGCCGCTTCGCGGCCGCCGCAGGCGAGAGGCGCTATTTCTGTTTTATTTAAAACAGAAATTCCATGTGTGGGCATGTTTAACCATACCGTCCATTTTTCATTAATTTGTGCATAAAACCCTTTAAACATGTCTAGAATTTGACGTCTTGTTTCTTTATTTACTTGTATATCTTTAATTTCTGCTTCGATGCACCCTTGCAATAAACAAATTTGCACTTTGGGAGGTAATGTAGCAACCGCTGCTCTCATATATGTAGGTTTTTTGAATATTTCTAAAATCGTTTTCGGAATATTATCAATTAAAAGTTGTGTTAATGCGCTGTTAAAAGAATCTCCGTTTTTGATCAAAAGATTTTTATTATAATATTCTGCGAATATATCGTTGTTCCGAGTTTGCAAGTCGTTAGTAAGAAATAATAACCGGTTTTGAATTCTGAGATATACTGTGTGCCCGTATTTGTTAATAAACGGAACCGATGTGTCGATTAAAGTTTTAACCGACATAATAGCTTCCATAAACGTCATTGTTGGAACGAGATTTTGCAGTTGTTCAAAATTAATTTGAAAATTAGTTCGAAAGTATTTATATAAGATGGTATATAACATCTTTACATTATTATAAAAAATATTATACGTTGATATGTCTAAGTTTTCGCCGATGGTTCCGTCACATGTATATTCACATTCTCTATACTCACACTCTCTCATTGAATCATACCCTGTTATTTTATTTCTATCAATGGTTAACGGACAGTCAAATGCATAAATTTTAACTAGATGTTCAATTTGTTTCATGGCTATGTCTTTAACTTCTGATCGTTGATACATTATTAAATCAACAGAAGCCTGTGGGTTTGAAACAGGAGTTACATATTGATATATTGACACCTGCAATCCCTCAGAAGATGTTTGAAGACCCGTCGCCGAAGATTGAGCTTTTTTTTGTCTTGCGATCAATTCGTTGTGAGATCCAAGTCTCCATCCTCTTGCAATTACTTGAGATGTTTCAGAATAGTTCCAATGGGGGGTAAAAATAAATTCGTTTCTGATGTTTTTAAATGTAAACCCCTCGCTAATAACTTTACTACCGATTATTAAAGATATATATTCGCCATCTATATTATCTGAAGCATTAAATCGAGCTATCAATTTTTGTATTTTGCCCGCGCTAGCTGTTTGATTTGTTAACAGTGCATACCGTTTTCCTTTTGTAGTTTCTGAACCAGTTGCTTCTTGGTAACCAAAAAGTTGTAAAATTTTAGCAAACAATATACACCCACCTCCATTGACAAATTCGCTATATACAAAACTCTTAGACATTGGGCTATTTAAAAGAGTTTTAATTGTATGTGCATATTTATTGCTAAAAACGGCTAAATTTTGTAACATCTCTTCGTACAACGACGCCTGCGGCGTCGTTACCGAACCCTGAATAAGAGCAACCAGTTCTCGTTTTAATATGTAAAGATAAGCTGTTTTACCTTTTTTTGTTCGTATAGCTTTACGAAGCACATATTTATTAAAACCTTCTTGTCCTACCGACCCATCAGGAAACACAAAAAGCAACGCTTGACGTGTGCTGATAAAAATGTTGGCTTCTTGAAGATCTCGTTGATATGCTTTAATACAGCCTTCGTCTTGAAATTTACTGGTTGTGAGAGGAAAGACAATAAAATGTGAAAGGCCTGGAATAGTTGTACCCATAAAAACTTTTTTGACATCGCTAGCCATTGCTTTCAAATACGAGACCCTCCCGCGAATTGCACTAATGAGTTTTTCCGATTCAGAGTTTTGAGAGAGGATATTTGATGCTAAAACAGAGTCTTTCTCTGTCATCAGACGCTTCGCGTCTGATGGTGGGGCCTTCGGCCCTGTCGTCGAAGACCCCTCCGGAGCCCTTTCGACGAAAGCCCCTCCGGGGCTCTGCCGTCGCAGGCGGTAGGTGGAAGGCAGCGTCGCAGTTCCTAGTCGTGTTGGAGATGAATAATAGGGTACAAATGCTTGAAGAAACGCTTTTCCGGTTGGAAGCTGTTCTTTAGCAGGCAATATCAAATTCATTACACTTGCAAATTCGGAAGGATCGTCTTTCATTACAGTACCACTCATTAACAGAATTTTAGATTCTTTAACTAAATGACACAGTCTATGAAATTGATTGTAGACGTTTAATTGTTGACTATCAAAAGTGCCAAATTTATGAATTTTATTTTCAATACTCACTCTTGCACCACTCCTCCCTCTAGAATTCTTATTTTGCAACATGGCGTCATAAACGTTAGTTCCAGGGGATTCATCGTTTTCGTCTTCAGAAGTTTTGTAACTTTTTTCTCTTAGATGATGAACCTCGTCGATAACAAGTATTTTATTACTATATCTCCGCCTTATACTTTCATCAGTCATTTTAGATAGTTCTCGTGCAAACGTTTCAAACGTATGAAATTCATAAAAATTAGAAATGTTTTTTTTAATCCGACATACTTTTTCATAACTTGTCAACGCTTCATAGTTTGCGGGGATATATCTTCCGTCTGTGCACGAAAAAACAAGTTCGTTTATAAAATTTTTTAACAATGTAGATCCTTTGGCACAGATGATCGCACCGTCAATATTATTCCAGATAAGTGAATTTTTAGAATTATTTTTAAACTCTTCTATTACTGAAACTGCTGTACATGTTTTACCAGTGCCCATTTCATGATATAATAATAATTGACTGTATGGTGTTCTTGAATTGATAAATCGCGTTATTATTTTTTGATGATTGTACATCGTGGCTTCCGCATGACCTGTTTTAGAATATTGCGGTTTATCAAGTGTTTCGGTTTTTGGTAATTTTAAATCTGCAAATTCTTTTTTAGTAACAATAACATCATTAAAATTTTTATCTTCATAAGGATCTAATAAAGGGTCTTTTACAGGATGAATATTGGGATATTTTGCCAAAAACGTATCTATAGATAAATAAGATGATAAATCTTCCATTTTTATATATAACAATCATAATTTGGATTCTGTTTAAATTTAATTAAAATTTTTGGAATTATAGAACATGAAGGAGAGTTTTGTGTCATTATGAAAAATTGGTTGAATATGGGAGTTCTCAAAGATCGTCAAATGTAAAAGAAAAATTAGATGCTTTAGGGTTAGTTGAAGATGAAGAATACCATCTGCGGAATATTCCGCAACTCAGACCATAAAAGTGGTACCAACAGGCGCTTCGCGTTTGATGGTACTTCAGCCAAAAACATATACCGTCTGCGGCGGCAAGGCGCTCCGCGCCTACATGTTACCCCAGAAGCTTTTAAAAAATGCCTCATGAGCCTATAAATTATCCAATGATTATGAATAAATATTCAAAACAGTATTGTTTTGAATAAAAATTGAAATTTTCTCTTAAAAATTATTAAATCTTTAAAACCTCAATAATGTCTACTCAACAAGAATTTATTCAACAATTGGTTCAGCAAGAAACTAAAATGTCTTTAGAAGAATTTTTTAAAGGCATTCATGAAAGATTTTATCCTGCTCAAGATATTTATTTTATGAATTATTTTTTGGAACTAACAAAACATGAAGGTGAGTTTATAGTTCACCATAACAAGTTGGTTGAATATGGAGTAATGAGTTCTAAACAATCGTGGGCTGTTAAAACAAAATTAGATGCGTTAGAGTTGGTTGAAGATGAAGAATACCATCTCCAAGATATCTTGGAGATGGTAAGACCACAAGGTGGTGGCAAAGCAACGAAAGTATATATGTTAACTCCAGAAGCATTCAAAACATGTCTTATGAGATCTAGAAAATATCCTGGACAAACAGTTGATCCAGCTGTTTATTCTAAATATTATTTGCTTTTGGAAAAAACGTACAAACTATATACAGATTATGAAAAAGAGTTGTTAAATAAACAACTTCAACAAAAAGATCAAACAATTGAACAAAAAGATAAAGTAATTGAACAAAACATAAATCTCATTACCAAACAAGCCAAGGAAATAGAAGAACAACACCAATATACTCTAGAACTCAAAGAAGGTCTCCTTGGGAACATACCAGAGCTAGAAAAAACACAGATTATATACATAGCAACTAGTCACAATTACGCCAGAAGAAATTTATTCAAAATAGGTGGAACAGAGCACCAGGACAAACTAGTACCCAGATTGGCCACCTACAACACTGGCCGAGCAGCTGGTGATGATTATTTTTATGTAAACATATATCATGTTAACGATTATCGAGAAATTGAGAGTAGGATGAAAAAATTATTGGGTTCGTTTAGAGATAGAAAGGAAAAAGAAATGTATCGTTTGTGTTACAACAACATTGTTCATGTATTAAATTATATAGTTGAACATTTCAACGACGAAATAGATGAAGTAAACAAAACTTTGGAACAGTTTATCAACAACCTAAATAACAGGGATCCTGCTGTTAATGTAACCCCTCTTATTCTTGCACAAATTTATCAAAGTGGAAATCCTGATGTTGTTTTAGTAGCTAGTAATCATCAAAGCTTGTTGGACAAAATGACAGAGTATGTCGATAAGTTGGATAAAAATGTCAAAATAGTAAAAGCAAAACAGGTGTTTGACACAATAGGATTAAAGGAAGGTCGACGATCCCAGTATATAATATTAGAAAGAATAGTAAATTCACTGCTACCTAATGCCAAAATGGTCAAATTTTAAATATCCAAAACATCACTGTTTTGAATAAAAATTGAAATTTTCTCTTAAAAATTATTAAATCTTTAAAACCTCAATAATGTCTACTCAACAAGAATTTATTCAACAATTGATTCAGCAAGAAACTAAAATGTCTCTTGAAGAATTTTTTAAAGGTATTCATGAAAGATTTTATCCTGCTCAAGATATTTCTTTTATGAATTATTTTTTGGAACTAACAAAACACGAAGGAGAGTTTATTGTTCATCATGAAAAATTGGTTGAATATGGAATAATGACTTCTCAAAGATCGTCAGATGTAAAAGATAGATTAGATAATTTAGGGCTGATCGAAAACGAAGAATACCATCTGCGGAACGTTCCGCAGATGGTAAGACCACAAGGTGGCGGCAAAGCAACGAAAGTTTATATGTTAACTCCGGAAGCATTCAAAACATGTCTTGTGAGAGCTAGAAAATATCCATATCAAACAGTTGATCCAATTGTATATTCTAAATATTATTTACTTTTGGAAAAAACATACAAACTATATACAAATTATCAACTTAAACAAAAAGATCAATTGCTTAAACAAAATCAACAACAACTTCAACAAAAAGATCAAGCAATTGAACAAAAAGATCGCCAACTAGAACATAAAGACCAAACAATTGAACAAAAAACTCATGAACTTGAAGATGAACGCCAATACAGATTAAGTCTTGAAGAAGGGCTTATGGGAAATACGACTCCATTAGAACCTGTCCAAATTATATACATTGCGACTTCTCAAAACTACGCTAAACAAAACAGGTTCAAAATCGGAGGTGTTCTCACGTTGGATCACCTCGAAGGCCGTCTTGCCACTTATAACTCAAGATCAGCCAATGGCGACGATTTCTTTTATGTTGAATGGTTTCAGGTGGTTTGTTATAGGGATGTAGAAAAAAGATTAGAGACGTTGATTGGTCGATTTAGGGATCGGAAAACAAAAGAAATATATATTCTACCATCGAGCGCAAAGCGCTCGATGGCGCCAACGGGGGCAAAGCCCCCGTTGGTACATTATACAAACCTAAAATATATAGTCGAATACATAATAACGCATTACAATGAAGAAACAGATACGGTAAATCAACAACTTGAAAAATTTATTAAGAACTTAAATAGACGAGAGTTAAGGCCTACAATTGTTCAACCTAAACCTTTGAACCGTGTTCAGATTCAAAGAGTTGGACAACCAGACGTTGTGATTACAACCAACACAACAGAGTCTTTAGTAACCCGATTAGAAACGTATATAAATAATTTAAACAGAGACGTTCAGGTTGTCAATGCTAAACAGGTGTTTGATAACTTAGAAATTAAAACAGGGCGAAGACCCTTATATATGGTTTTGAAAGAAACAATAGAAAGATTGTTGCCGAATGCGAGAATGGTTAAGTTTTGAAATATTCATAAATTAAAATATTCATAATTTAATACCCTCAGGCGCGAAGTGCCAGTTTTTAACATATCATTTTAACTCATTTCAATTTTATGTTTGAATTCTTCAAATTCTCCCTGTGTCATTTCTCTGCCATAAATTTTTTGATAAACATCCCGATATATATCGAGTTTTTCATTTAATTTAGACGTGCAAGTGGTAAGGCCCCCTCTTGTTTTTTCCAATAAACCCCCGTGTAATTTATTTAGTTCAATATTTATAAATTCGTGAATTTGTTCACATGACAAAAGATTTTTTTTTGCAACATCTAATTCGATTGGAGGTGTATGAATATATCTCATTTCGTCTTCTTTAGAAGACGAATGATTAAGGGGATGCGCCTCTGCTTTTTGTATCACCGTTGGTGCCACCGCCGAAGGCGGTAGTCGCTTCGCGACCGCCGACGGAGCCAAAGGCTCCGTCGGTAGAGGCGCTGCCTCGCGAACGGCATCTTTTTTAGTATGTAAAGCATCATAATCAACATTAAATTTTAAATTAGATAAAAAAATCAAAAGGATGGTACACGCTCCGATTAAAACGATGAACATAGTGGACATTTTAAACCTATAAAATAAAATATTTTATAGATGGTTGGTTTAATCATATATAAAACATTCCGAGTAAAAAACAAGAAACGCCTCTAAGATCACCACGTAGCGCCTTCGGCGCCGCCAACGGGCGCTTCGCGCCCGTTGGTACCAACAATGGCCGGAGGCCATTGTTGGCGCCCACCCGAAGGGTGGGTAGCATTGTAGATGATGACCACTAAACTCTTTACGTTTGATAGTAGAATTTTCATCATGTAACGTTCCTTATACCAGATACCGGACATCGGATATACAAGTTTAATATAACAGACGGGATCGTTGTTTAAAGCGCGGCGCGCCTGGGATGAAGGCAAAGGGATATCCCGACATATATTTTAAAATTTTTAATAAAAATATGATTTTTTCATTTTGTTTGATTATATCAATTTATATTATTGTCGAACAAAATATACGATCGAACAAGATGTCACCTCGAGGATTTTTTGAAGAAGAGCTTTTTGAAGAAGAGCTTTTTTCTGATGATTCTCATCTTCTAGCGACGCTTCTCATGCAAGGAACGCCATTAGAATTTCTGTTCCCTGTAGAGGATTCTCCAGAAGCAGAGAATTCCACAGAAGCAGAGGGTACCACAGAAGCAGAGGGTACCACAGAAGCAGAAGGGTCTCCAGCAGTAAATGCGCATCTAGATTGCCTCATGTACGCTCGTGAAGGTGAAGGTGGTTGTCCGTGGGATCCTCATCACGAAACAGAGGAGTCTTCAGGGCTCTTTTCGTTTAACGAAGAAATAGGAGAGTTTTCTTTTAGTAATGCTTATGAAAGCGATTCAAACCAGGATGAAGATGAAAGAGAATATGAGAGTGAAGACGAATACATGGATGAAGAACCAGACTCGGGACGAGCCCCATCAGTGTATGATGATATAGCCAGAAACCTACCAGAATATTAGGTTCTTACTTTTTAATTAACATTTTTGCAACATTAATTTTCTAAATTTAAAAATAGAATAAATAAACATTAATTAAACTGTCTTGATTTGTTAAGTATATCCTTAGTTATAATTGTAGTGTTACATTACTAAGTAAATGTTTATATCGATAGAGTATAGTTATTAATTAGATCTATTAAAGATCCCTAAGATTAGCTTAGGAATCACCAGTGTTTGTTGTATCTTGAAGAAGTTGAAATTTAAAGAATCCTTCGAAGGATTATTCATAACAATTATTTGTTATGAATATTTTATTTAAAATTTTATTTTGTATTTTATTTATAAATAATCGTGTATATTTTTTATGATATAATGTTTTCGTCCATATTATTTTTTGAGCATGTTATTTCATAATCAATTAAATGGATATTACTAATTACAATGTAAATCTTCCCACTATTAAAATCACATTTAATATAACCTAAAGAATCTGGAGGAGCTCTTGATGATAAACCTGACATTACATTTATTGTTGGGGGTCTTGAGAATGTTGCTCTAATCCCAGTTGGAACCCGTTTGTATTTTCCTGGCATAATAACATCTTTAATCTTAGAACATCCATCAATTTCATACATGTGTTTAATTTTATCAGTGTTGTTAATTATAACAAAAAAATCTCCCGTTATGTTGTTTTGATCCATAGTCATATTGATTTTTTGCAGGTTAGATGTGATATCATTCGACAATAGTTTGATATTTGTTAAAATTTGTACACGTTTTCCTGGAGCAAGAATCATACCATCAAACGCGAAGCGTTTGATGGCGGCACCGCAGGTGCTACCCACCCCTCGGGTGGGCGCCAACAATGGCCGGAGGCCATTGTTGGTACCAACATGGCCTTCGCGTCTGATGGTGGCACCTTCCATCCCGTCGGCGGGATGGAAGGTGGTCTCGTTCTTAAGATCCACTCGTAAATTGTTTTGGGCTGTTTTCCTTTTTTGAAAAGGGATGTTTAGTTTGGGGGCCAAACTAATTGCCGTGTCTGAAGGACCCTTTGGGGCCTTGTCGTCGAAAGCCTTTCCTGGGCTCTGTCGTCTGCGGCCATAGGCGGAAGGTGGAACGACCACTTCATATACATATTGTTTGTTAGACGGTGAACATGAAATGTCATTATCCATAATAGTTTAAAATATTTTAATGTTTTAAACTAAATAGAATTCATTTTTTGCACTAACTTTTTAAAACGAATAAACACATTATTATGTAAAATTATTTTCGGAAACGTTCGTTTGTCCCGTGAGATTTAAAAAAATAGTTACTTGTCCACGAGCAAAATTTAAACCTTGATTAATAGCCCATATACAATTTGGGAATTTGTGTTTTATATGTTCAATTTCTGCAAACTCTATGGGCGTGTCACTTTCTCCAATAAAATCAGTAAATGTAATTTTAGAAGAAGATGTATTAATATTACATTCAAAAACAACCACATAATAAATTTTGTCAATTTGTTTAAAAGGAATAAGAAGGTCTCGATGCATGAAAATGCATAAAAATAAACGGTTTATATCAGGTTTCGTTTTTAAATATCCAAATCCATATTTTGGTGGAGTGTTTACAACCATTTTTAAGATTCATTCTGTTTCTTCTAAAGGGGGAATAAATTATTTAATCAAATAATTTATATATTATAATCCGACAAAACGTGTGAAACCAGGCGCTTTTAATTCAGAGCGTTGAATCTAAAACATCTGAAAATACTCAGATTTGACACCAAATTGATAAAAGTTGATATTTGAACTTTAAAGAAATAATCAAATTTTAAAAACAATGACGAATAACCCAGATCTTGATTGTTTGAAATGTATTAACTTTAAAAAACTCCATCCGTCGTCAGGTGACCCTCGGCCACAAAGTAAAAAAACATGTGAAACGGCTGCAATGAAAGGGCATTTAAAATGTCTATTTTTTGCTTATAACAATGGAGGTCCGTTATCTGTAAAGGTTATGAAGAGCGCTGCTAAATATGGTCATCTAGATATTGTTAAGTACCTCTATGCCAATCTGTGTCCCACGGACGAAAGCGGGGATGAATGTGCGGCTGCCGCAAAAAATGGTAATTATGAGATTCTTAAATTTTTACATGAAAAAGGATATGTATGGAATTTTAAGGTTCATGTAAAGGCTGTAAAGAACTCTCATTTTAAATGTCTTGAATATGCTTTCAATAAGAAATGTCCTAAGAATTCATCTGACATTTTTTGGGAAGCTGCAAAAAAAGGCAACATGGAAGTTCTTAAATTTCTTTACGAAAATAGGTACCCTATAGATGCCTATGTGATAAACGGAGCGATTCAAAAAAAGTCTGAAAAAGTTATAAAATTTTTACATGAAACGGTTGGTGTTCCATGGAACGACACGGTGTTTTATGATCTTGAAGAATATGGGTGTGATGATGAAGACGAAATTGTCCAATATATTGAAGCACATGGATGTACATACGATGAAATCACTCCGTGCACTATATGTAAACCTCCTGTTATAAAACCTAGATTTTTATAATAGATAAGAATGACAAAAAATTCATTTATTAAAACATATAATAATGTTATATGTTTTGCAAAAGTTGAAAAAAACAACAAAGAAAACGTTATTGTTTTTAAAACTGTCATGAATATTATAATTGAGCGCGTTGAATCTAAAACATCTGAAAATACTCAGATTTGTCACCAAATTGATAACAAAAATGAAATGATTTTATTTATTACAGACATCCACATTAAATTTAAAAACTTAGACGACATTAACGTCCTAGAAAATAAAATTAAATCAATGGATGGTCTTATGTTTATTGTTATAGGAGGAGATATTCTCGACACTCATGAAAGACTGCATACTCAATTATTAAACAGAGCTTATAAATTTATAGAAACATGTTCCAATAAAGCGTTAACGATTGTTTTAGTGGGAAATCATGATTATATCAATAATCAACAATTTTTGACTGATGCTCATTGGATGAACGCTCTTAAAAAATGGAATAATGTAATCATTGTCGATACCGTGATATCTATTTTAAACGAGTTTACAAGCCTCCGTTATCTTTGTGTACCATTTGTTCCTCCGGGGCGTTTTTTAGACGCATTGAAACTATTCCCCGCTTGGCAAAATTATGATATCATCTTCGCACACCAAGAAATTAAAGGTTGTAAAATGGGGATTATAAAATCAATAGAAGGAGATGTATGGGAGGATTCTTATCCTCTTTTGGTTAGTGGACATATACACGATAGGCAGTTCGTAGGAAAAAATGTTTTTTATCCTGGGTCCACATTAAATCATTCATGTAATGATGTTGGAGGAATGTTTATTTTGACATGTTCACAGAGAAAGGATAATTTACATCATTCTCTGGAAAGCAGCTATGATGGATCGCGCCCGATTGAGGAGAGCGGTATATGCGCCCCATCCACCGCACCACCGAAAGCGCTTCGTGCCCTATCATCGCAGGTGGGGAGCCCTTTTCGACAAATGTCAGAAACCCCAATGCTGATGAACAGTACTGAACTTTTTTTCAAGTATAAAAATATTTCGTTTATCTATATTGATTTAGGATTTGTTCCAAAAAAAACAATTTATACGGATATTGATAATATAGAAACTGTTATCCAAAATACTTTTAAAGTTTCTGATGAAGTTGCAAAAAACGGAGGTGCAAATAAAACAACAATCTGTATATCTGGTTCAAAAGAAGATATAGTCGCGTTTCGTAGATCACGTGAATATACGAAACTGTCGAGTCAAACACGGGTTAAATTTAACTGCACCGGTGCCTCAGAAAATGATCAAAAAGGAGAGTCATCTCTAACGATAAAGCCTCGACATGAAGTAATAAACCCCTCACAGCGGGACTCTTTATTTTGGTCATATGCTAATAAAATGGTTGAAAAAGCAGCAGATCCAGAGTTAAAAAAAGATTTTCATAGTGTAAAAACACAATGCCTACATATTTAAATTTAAATGGAAGACATCCGGGGTTCGGTGCGCCACCGGCTTTCTGGGGGGCCCACCGTATAGACAGGGGGATCAATTACGGTGGGCCCCCCTTCGGGGGGAGAAGGGGGGCCCCTTCGGGCCTGATGCAAGACGTCGATGAATTAAAATGCCCAGATGTTTATAAACATATTGAAACATGTATTGTATGTAAACATGCTTTAAAAAACGCCTGTTATACATTAAACCCCGATGAAAGAGAAGGGTTTAAAAACCCAAACAACTCTTCTCGTGTTTTTGGTGAGTCTTCCACCACTTCTATACCCTCCGTCCCCTTAGAGAGCGGGCCTATGGTAATGATAGGAGGATTTCTTATAATTATATTATTGATTATGATCTTATTTACAAAAAATAAAACTTAATCTTCTTGTTACCGCCTTCGGCGGCGCCAACAGGCGCTTCGCGCCTGTTGTTACCAACACGACTCGACCTCCGGCCCTATCGGTAGCGCCTTCGGCGCCGAAGGCGGTAGCCGCTTC